TTAGATGTTCCTTCATTTATTAGAGAAAATGCCAAGCGTGGTTTGAAATATTATAGTGAAGGTTTTGGGGGCGATGGTTTAGTACCAGCCACCATCGCAGCAGCAAGAGATATGGCTGCTGGAAAAATAACAGAACCAAAAGTTAGAAAGATGGCTCCCTGGTTTGCTCGCCATCAAGTTGATGGTAAAGCACCTTCAAACAGTAATCCATCCGATCCAGGTTATCCAGGAGCAGGCTTAGTTGCTTGGCTTCTTTGGGGTGGGGATAGCAATTTTTCAAATAGAGCGCAGAATTGGGCGCAACGCAAAATTGATGCTCTGAACGCAGAAGCAGAATCAAGGAGAAAAATGAAAAAGATTGAACGCCGCACATATACAGTTAAAGATGTGCAAGCAAGATCAGCAGAGGATGGCACAATGCGCCTTGCTGGTTACGCAGCCGTATTTAATGAATCAAGTGTTCCGCTACCATTTAAAGAATCAATTGCGCCAGGAGCGTTTCGTAAAACATTAACTGAAACTCCTGATGTTAGATTACTTATTAATCACGAAGGTTTGCCGCTAGCACGATCAAAGAACGGCACATTGAAATTAAATGAGGATGATCGTGGATTATATTTTGAGGCTGAGTTAGCAGACACTACTGAGGCTCGTGATATTTACAAACTGGTCGAGCGTGGCGATGTAGATCAAATGAGTTTTGGTTTCAGAGTTATCCGCCAAAAGTGGAGTGATGATCGTAGCCGTAGAGTTCTAACTGAGGTTTCATTAGCCGATGGCGATGTATCAGTAGTAACTTATCCAGCCTATCCAACTACAACTGTTGAGGCTAGAGAGAAAATTGCTAAAGCACTTGAGGCAGCAAAGTCAGGTCGAGATGTTAGCCCAGAGGATATGGTAATTCTACAAAGTGTATTTTCAGATTTAGATGAAGGTCACGAATACATTATGCGAGCCTTTCAAGTTATGTCCACTTTCTTAGATCAAGATACCTCTAGTTATGATGATGAGGATGAGGATGAGGATATGCGTGCCACTGATATAGTCGGCGATTTTGTCGAATGGGATTCAAGTGGTGGAACTGCAAGAGGTAGAATCGTTCGAGTGTTGCGAGAAGGTGTTTTAAATATTCCTGATTCAACCTTTAGCATTACTGCCGAGGATGATGATCCAGCAGTTTTGATTAGACTTTACAGAGAATTACGCGATGGTTATGTTGCAACTGAAACTTTAGTTGGGCACAAGAGAAGTGAATTAAGAAGTATTGCACCTCTTAAAGAACCATCAGATGAGGCAAGCCGTAAGATTTCATTACGCCTAGCCCAAGCAATAATTAATAACACAAAATAAATTTCTGTTGTAAAAATACAACAGATGAAGTCGGAGCGAACTGCGCACCCTTTAGCGCCGCGCAAGGTATCGCCACCACCTCAAAATCCAAACTAAACGAGGAGTTAAATTAATGTCTTTCCTAGACAAAGTAATTGAACGCCGCGATGCAGTGAAGGCAGAGATGGATGCAGTTCTTGAGGCAGTAGCCGCAGAGAATCGTACCGATCTAACTGCTGAGGAAACAGAGAAGGTAGATGCTCTTGTTACCGAATCACGCTCGCTAGATACAAAGATTGAAAACCTAAAGGCTCAGGTAGATGCAGATGCAAAGGTTGCAGAAGTTCGTGCAGCAGTTGCAGATGTAGCAATGCCAAAGGCTGGCGGTGCAAAGGTAACCCGCGAGGAGCGTACCTATACACCAACATCAGGAGCATCATTTATTAAAGATGCTTTCAATGCACAATTTAAGCAAGATTTCAGTGCTTCAGATCGTCTTGCTCGCCACATGCGCGAGGAAGAAGTTGAGCGCCGTGATGGAACAACTGCAAACTTTGAAGGTTTAGTAGTTCCTCAGTACTTAACTGATCTTGCTGCACCATTGGCTCGCGCAGGTCGCCCAACAGCAGACTTCGCAACCAATAAGATGGCACTACCAGCATCTGGCATGACTTTAAACATCAGCCGCATGACAACTGGTACATCAACTGCAATTCAGCAAACACAGGCAACTGATGTTTCAGAAACTGATGCAGACGATACACTGCTAACAATTGATGTACGCACAATTGCTGGACAGCAAGACCTATCACGCCAAGCAATTGAACGCGGTACAGGAATCGACACATTTGTTGTTGCAGACCTAATTCGTTCATGGCACACAACTCTAAACTCTGGCATTATCAATGGTGCTGGAACAAACGGAACTATCAAAGGTATCCGCGCTTCAGGTGGAAATGCAATAACATTTACTGCAACAACTCCTACAATCGCGTTACTTTATCCAAAGTTGGCAGATGCTCTACAACAAGTACAGAGCAATGTATTTACAACTCCAACACATTGGATTATGCACCCACGCCGTCTAGCATTCTTGCTAGCAGGTGTTGATGGTCAGAATCGCCCATTAGTAGTTCCAGCAGCAGGTGGCCCAGTGAACGCAGTTTCAACTGGTTCAGGTGTTGCGCAATATGCAAACTCAGGTTATCAATTACTTGGATTGCCAATTATTGCAGATGCTTCAGTAGCAACTAACTATGGCACAGGCACAAACCAAGATGAAATCTACTTGGTTGATGCTCGCGAAATGCACCTATGGGAGCAACCAGGATCACCATTCTCACTTCGTTTCGAAGCGACAAATGCTGGTTCATTAACTGTAAAGAGCGTTGTTTACGGCTATGCCGCATTCACCGCAGAACGCTATCCAAAAGCCGCATCAATCATTAGCGGAACTGGCTTAGCAGCACCAACCTTCTAATTTAGAAGGCAATTAAGAACTGTTTAGGTGGCTTAACCTCCCCCGATTAAGTCACCTAAACTCCTAAGTAGTTCGGGGGAACTATGAAAAGCGCACATAAAGTAACAATAGGTTCTTGCGATTCGGGCCAAGTAAATGGTTCATTTGCATATACATTAATTCAATTAGCACAATCAAGATCATCAAGATTAGGGCCGTTTGTAAGAGTTAAAGGTTCAGGATTACTTTCTAAGATTCGTAATCAAATAGTTAAACAATTTTTAGATAATACAAAATCTGATTGGCTTCTAATGGTAGATAGCGATCAGCAATTAGGTGTAGCAACTTTTGATAAGTTGATTGAAACCGCAAATGATTTAGATCGCCCAGTTGTGTCAGGTTTAGTATTCGCTGCTTTTAATGACGGCAAGAGCGAATATCCAAAACCAGTTCCAGCCATATTCCAAGATGCGCCAGAGGGATTCCTACCCCTCTATAAATATGATGAGAATAAAGTTTTTCAAATAGATGCAGCAGGTACAGGTTGTCTTTTAATTCATCGCAGCGTTTTAGAAAAGATGCGTGAAACAGCCGATCCTAGTATGGGTAAGAATTGGTGTTGGTTTTGGGATGGGCCAGTAAATGGTGAATGGATAGGCGAGGATTTACTTTTTAGCCGTCGTATTCGTTCCCTTGGTTTTCCAATCTATGTAAATACAGGGGCAATTTTGCCTCATCAAAAATCATATTGGCTAGATGATAGGCACCATAAATTATGGAAACATTAAAAAAGATTTTTAAAAAAAGAATTAAGCCAAAGGAAACGGCTACTGCCGAGCCTAGACTTGAAAGAGCAATCTTACCTAAAGCGGAAAGAAGGATAAAGCGTGCCAATTGTTAATGGTTACTGCACACTTGCTGAACTAAAAGCATCATTAAATATTACTGATGCAGTTGATGATACTGCTTTAGAGGCTGCTATTACTGCCGCTAGTAGAATGATTGATGATTATACTGAGCGTTTCTTTTATGTTAATGGCACTACTCAATCAACAGTAACTCGCTATTACACTCCAGTTGATGCCTACACAGTAAATATTGATGATGTAATAACAATTACTGAAGTTGCTACTGATGATAACTTTGATCGCACTTATGGAACAGTTTGGGCAACTAGTGATTTTATGGTTGAGCCAATAAATAACCCAACTAAATCTTGGCCTTACAATAGAGTTTTAGCAATTGGTAGTTATATCTTTCCATATCAATTACCTCAATCACTTCGAATTAAAGGTATCTGGGGATTCTCAGCAATACCACCTGAAGTTAATATGGCTGCTTTAATTCAATCATCACGCTTATTTGGTCGTAGGCAATCACCATTTGGAATTGCAGGTAGCCCTGAAATGGGAACTGTTAGATTATATTCTCGCCTTGATGCTGATGTTGAAGTATTACTGCGCCCATTCCGCAAGAATGGTG